AATATAATAAAATAAAATATAATAAAATATAATAAAATAAAATATAATAAAATATAATAAAATAAAATATAATAAAATATAATAAAATAAAATATAATAAAATATAATAAAAAAAATTAAAAATATTTCAAAAAAGATTATTATTAAATAAATGAATGAAAGTAATAACGACTCTGTAGATAAACAGCAAGACGACGACTCTATAGATGAATTGGATGATTTTATACCAAAACATCCTAAAAGGAAAAGAGTTTATGAACAATTTTATAAATTAATAGATCATAATGCAAAGATATCACTGGAAAAAAATATAAAAGAAACTAGTTTAAATGAAATACAAAAAATGGCCTTGAATCTTGAACGTGGTATATTTAATCATTCTTTAATGTTATATAAAAAAAAAGTTTTTAATGAAACTTGGAATGAAGTTTTTAAAAATATTTACATAAATAGATCTGTATTAATATATAATAATTTAAATCCAGAAAGTTTTATGAAAAATAAAGAATTAATTACGAAATTATTTTATAAACAACATACTGAATATGAAATAGCTTCATTTAGTCCAGATCTTTTATTTCCAGAACGTTGGGATGAAATTAAAAAAAGTATTTCAAAAGACGACGAAGATATTATATATACTATTAATATAGAAGATAGACCAAATGGATTATTTAAATGCGGAAAGTGTTTTAGTTATAAAACAGAATATAATGAACGTCAAACAAGAAGTGCTGATGAACCTACTACCAAATTTTGTTATTGTTATAAATGTGGACATAGATGGAGATTTTGTTAAATAATTTAATTGTTAGATTCAGATCTTAAAATGAATTTAAAATGAATTTAAAAATAAAAATAATTATAAAATAAAAAAGAATAAAAATGAGTGAAAGTAAATTTACAATTGTTAAGAAAAAACATAACAATTATGAAAAATTAGAAAATGACGTTAAAAATTTACAAAGACAAATATATAGTCCAAAAGTTGATTTGATTTCTTCTGATGACTCGTTTAAAGTTAGAATTGAATTACCAGGTGTACAAAAAGATACAATTAAAGTTCAACTTAAAGAACAACAAATTGTATTAATTTCAGGAGTAAGAAATTCTCTTTTAATGTCTGATTTGTCAGAAACAGATAAAATTATTTATAGTGAAACAAAATATGGTAATTTTATTAGAAGAGTTAAATTACCAGAAATAGTTGAACAATTTTATTTTAATATTAATAATTTAGAATTAGTAGATGGTGTACTTTATCTTCAATTTAAAAAAAAAGGAAAAGCAATAGTAAATCAGTATTTAGATGAAAATGTAAATTGGTCAGATATGGTTTAATTGTATCTTAATTCATCTTCTTTTAAAATAATATACTTGAGATCCATGTTTTCATCATTTATTCTATTATAATAATCATCAAAAGGCATCTTTTTATCTATATTTGATATAACGTATTTAAAAAATCTTTTTTGTAAAGATTTTAATTTGTTTTGTTTATGAATAAGAAGACGTTTATTACCTATCTTATTATAATAATCCATTATTTTATTGGTTTCTAGAGTTAGTAAAATAAGATGTATTTGAGGATTTATAAAATCTTGTAAATCATCTATATTTTTTAAAATATCAGTATCAATAATACAAATAATTCTTTTATTATCTTCTTTGTTATCTTCTTTATTATTTTCTTTTAAAATATTCTTATCGATATTTTGTTTGACATGAAAATCTATAAAGTATAAATATGGATTATCTAATAACATTTGTTTAAACATTTTTCTATTATCATTTGCTGTAAAAATATATATATCTTTGCTATATATATTATCAATGTCTTTTAAAAGACTTAGTTTATATAAAATATCATTTGTTATATCAAAATTATTTTTTTTATCATCGTTTGCTATTAATATATTTTTTTTATAAAATTCAGAAGGTTTTAATATATATTTTTTTAATAACACATTATCTATTTCTTCTTTATCTATTTCTTCTATCCCTTCTATTTCTTTTTTATCTATTTCTTTTTTATCTATTTCTTTATTATAACTTGAAAATGATAAAGAAGATAATAAATTCTTTTCTAAATTATCTGTATTTTCTTTATTTTCACTAGAACTATTACTATTAGATTTAGTGAAAAGTTCTGTATTGTCATTTTCAGAAGATGTAAATGTATTGTCATTGTCAGAAGATGTAAATGTATTGTCATTTTCTTGTTGGTTAGACGATTTTTTAATAGACGCTTTAATCGACGCTTTTTTAACCGACGATTTTTTAATAGACGCTTTTTTAATAGACGCTTTTTTAACAGACGCTTTTTTAATAGACGCTTTTTTAACAGACGCTTTTTTAATAGACGCTTTTTTAATAGACACTTTTTTAATTGGCGTTTCTATTTCTGTTTCTGTTTTTTTTCCTATTTTTAACGGTATATTATTAGAAATATTTTGATTACTTGATATCGTTTGTGTAGGTATAATTTCTGATTTTCTAATATTGTCATTTTTATCTTTTTTAACGCGTTTTGTATCATTTTCTTTTACACTGTTATTTACAAAAAAAACAGTTAAAAAATCAGTTAATTTATCCATTAATATACAAAATCAATAAAAAAATAAGATCTTTTAAACGACTTAAAATAAAGAATTCCAATAACCATTAATAATATTCTCCATGTTGGGAAATAACATATTAAATGTCTTTTTATAATACATTTCTTCTTTTGAATTAGGAATTACTCCTTTATCACTTTCTATATAATTAGTAAATTCTATATCTGTAATAATTTGTGAAAAATAAGATTTTAAAAAATAAGAAAGAGTATTGAAACTATTAGAAATATCCTTTCTAGAATTCCATAAAATATCTTTTTCTATTTTTTCATTCTCAAATGATTTACGTATAATATATTTTTCTATTGGAACTTTTGAATATCCTGACATTTGAGGTCTTTGTAAACTAGGGTGAATAGAAAGTATAAATTCTATAAAATCTTTAGAAAGAAAAGGATATCTCATTTCTAAACCAAAATATCCAGATAATTTGTCTGATCGTAACAAATCATATTTGTGTAAATTAAAAAGAAGATTAATACTTTTTTCTCTAAATTCCTGATCATTTAATTTAAATAATTCATCATATCCGCAGCATTCATCTAATCCTTCACCTGAAAGTAAAATCTTAATATCACATTTTTCTTTAATATATTTTAATAAATAGTATAAAGGTATACTTTTTCTAATTGTAATTGAATCATATGTTTCTAATGCTTCTATAATATTGTTAATTTCTGGTAAAATTAATTTATAATCTGCAATAGTTACAATATGATGACGTATTGTAAGATTAAACGTTTTTTCTAAATATAATACATGATTTTTTGCATTTATAACATCATCGTTATCTAAATCTCCAATTGTAAATACAGATAATACATCGTTAAATCCATTTTCAACCAAATATTTTATTAATATAGTGACAATAATACAACTATCAAAACCTCCACTTAATAATACACCTACTTTTCTATCAGACATATTATATCTTTCAATTACACTTTTTGTTGCAATTTGATTAATATTTAGATAAATATTTGATAATGTATCAGGGTTTGGTTTATTATATATACAATTCGATAATTTTGAATAAAATGACAAATCATAATAAGGGATAAATTCATCAGTAAAGGTATTTGATATAATATTATTAAAAGACCAATAACATCCAGGTGGTATTTCAGTTATTATATAATCTGGATTATTAAATAATTCTTTTGGGATACCTTTAAGTTCTGTTGTAAACAAATAAAACATTTCAGATGTATTGTTTTTATTATTTAGATTATTTAGATTATTTATATTATTTAGATTATTTAGATTTGTAGGAGAATATTTAACCATATATAATGGTCGAGTACCAAAAAGATCTCTTGCAACAAAGACATTTATATTTTTTAAATTAAAAGTTGTTGTATTTTCAGTCAAGACAAATGAATATTCTCCATTTATCTTTTTTAAACATTCAACAAGACCTTTTTCTGAGTTTTGTTCTTTTTCAGCACATTTAATATATAATGGTAAAATTACTTCACAGTCTGATTCTGATTGCAAGTCTTTATCGGTAAAATTTTCGCTTTGAACAAGATCATTATAATTGTAAATTTCTCCATTGCATAATAATTTTCTTTTAGGACGAATTCTTAATTCTGGATAAGAACTTATTTTATGTAAAATAGGATCTTCAAAAGGTTGTGAACCATCTTCTGATATATCATTTATACTCATTCTATGATATCCATAATTATAAGTTATCTGTTTGTATTCCTTTATTTCACGTTTACTTAAAATAGAGCTAATTTGTTGAGTATTAATAGTATTAATAATAGGTGTATTTTCTACAAGTAATTGAGTATCATCTTCTCCTCTCCTTTTCATTTTCATAAATGAATTTATATAATCTATATTTATCGGTGGTTTAGACATGTTATATAATAAAAATGAAATTGCACCCATTATTTATAAATCTTGATCTTATTTATAAATAATTTATAGTTTGAAATTCTCTTTTTAACGTACTTGTCTTATTTTTTATTATTAGCAATAATTTCATAAATATTATCATATGTTTTATAAATAATTTCCTTGTCGTTTTTATTTATTTTTTTAACACATAACTTTTCCTTAATATTATCAATAAAATCTTCTTTATTTTTTTGATTAATTGTATTTACATCTTCTTTATCAAATTTATCTAAATCTGTTTCTTTATCAAATTTATCTAAATCTTTTAATTTTTTTACAATAAAATAAAGTAATTCTTCGTTAATAATTTTTTCAACATGTTTTGTAATAATTGTTTTTGTTGAAATTTTTTTAACACCTTGTCGTGATGTTTCAGTTGTATTATTTTCAGTTGTATTATTTTCAGTTGTATTATTTAATATAAATTCATTAGTATCATTATTATATATTAAAATTTTCACATTTTCAATAATACCTAATTTTATATTCCAAATACAATTACGATATACTATCTTTTTTTGAAGAAAATTATCTTTTAATAAATTATATAATTTAGATACCATTTCTTCTGAACTTTCTAATTGTATATTTTTAGTTACAAAATATTTTGAAAAATCTAAAAATCTTTCTAAACGTTCTTCATTTGATAAAGAAGTCCATTTTTTAAAATATTTTCCTTCTCTCTTGATTATTACTTCTTTTTGATTAGATTTATTTTTTACATGTAATATACCTATTTGTTTTAAGAAATCTTCATTGTCTGTTAAATAAGAATATAAATTACTATTTAAATTAATGATTGTATTATTTACAAATTTTATATTTTGTTCAAGAGATTTAATAGTATCATCATATTTATATACTAATTTATCAAATTCTTCTATATATAATACTTTATACATTTGTTCTGTTTTTTTAGAATGTTCATCTTGTATACTAGATTTTTGATTATATATATCATTAATTACTATATGAATATTATATTTAAAAGATAAATATTCGTGTAATAATAAAGATGTTTCTGAATATAATATTGACATGTTATTTATAAAACCTTTATAACGTTCTTTTATGCGTTTTGATTTAATATGACATGCAATGTATTCTTTTAAAAATGTAATACTGTCATTATATATTTCTATTTGAGACTCTGAAAGTATTTTTTTAATAAATTCTTCAATCGAATCTTCTATATTTTGTTTCGTTTGCTCTAATATATTTATCGATTCACGTTCAAAAAAATCTTTGTATAATTTATAATAATACGTTCCATTATCATCTCTCGATGTTAACCATTCTAATCTTTTAGTATAAATATTTTCAGAATCTTCATTTATATTAATAAATGGGCATAAGCCATATTTTTTTATTATATTCTCATTTAAAAATAAATTTCCTGGTAATAATTTAGAATCTTTTTCTAAATAAATTTTTTCTACTTCTTTAGATTCTATATACGTTTTTCTTAATAGTTCTCTTTGTTCTTTTGCTTTTTTAGCACGATCCATAGCTTCACTATCATTTTTCTTTTGTTTTGCAGATCTAAAATCTAAATTATCCATAGTCTTTTGAACAGCAAGTATTCTATTATTTTTGATTGATTCTAATCTTTCATTTCTATAAATTATCTTGAGATCTTCATTTGATTTTTTTAATTCAGTCATTTTTTGTTGCTTTAAATTCACATTCTTTTTACGTTCTTCATTTGTAATTTGTGTTTTGTTTAATTTAACTAAACATTCAATCTCATTTTTTAAAATATCTATTTTTTGTAATAATGATTTTTTAGTTGAAGAAGGTAATGATACATTTTGTCTAATAGATGAATGGGGTATCTGTAATGTACCTTTACCAACGCTGTTGATATACGGCAAGGTATCTTTACTATACGGCAAGGTATCTTTACTGTTACTTAGACTATTACTTATAGAATTCATATTATTTATATTAATAAATATATCTTTATTCAATTTTTTCAACATTTTTCATCTCCCCATTTTAAAAGAATTATGTTATTTTCTTTTAATATTTTTTTGCTTAAATTATCAATTTCAGGTGAATAATTTTCAATATACACAATTCTTTTTATTTTACATTGCAATATTTTTTTAACACATCCAATACATGGTATTAATGTAACATACATTGTTGAATCTACTAGGTCATTTTTATTAATAAACAATAATGCATTTTCTTCAGCATGTAAACACATGCACAAATCTAAAGCCTTTCCGGAAATATCTTTTTTATCTTTTTTATTATATTGATCAAAACATCTTTTACAACCACCTTCATAACAATTTTTTGTATTAATTGGAGTCCCATTGTAACCTAAAGAAAGAATTCTATTATCTTTTACTATAATACATCCAACCTTTCTTTTAATACAATTACTTCTATTTTTTGTTAATAAAGAAATAGAAACAAAGTATTCATCCCAACTTGGTCTACTAAATTCTACAATTTCATTCATTATCTAAAATATATCATTTAATATAAATAAAATTTATAAACTAAAATAATTGTATTAAAAATATGGTTTTAATTTCGAATTTTGGATTTATGACAAAGATAAGAATAAAAACATTGTTTAAGACCATGTAATGTATAAATATTTATACACCAGATATTTTTGTTTTTATGGTTTAATTTAAAAAATTTTGCACCAAGTGATTAAACCATGATTTATTATTTTTAAAAATAAATGTATATTTTTAAACCATGTTTAACATTCTTTAAAAAAGGACGTTGGTGGTGCAAAATAAAAAAAAGAGTATTTTTTTTTAGAGACATATATTTTAGAATTCATAGAAAATTTTATATTTTTATATTTTTTTTATTTTATTTTTTTAAAAAGTTTTTAGATTATATTTTTATTTTATATTTTAGTATTTTTATTAAAAAATAATATCATAATACAATATAATAATATATAGAAATGAAAGAAAAAGATAATATAGATTTAAAATGTTATTTTTGTAAAAATTCATTTCAAAGAAAATTTACATTGGATAGACATTTAAAAGAAAACAGGTGTGAATCCTTTAAAAAAATGAACGCATTAGATATTCATAACATGTTAACAAAGAACAATATTAAAAGTAATATTAATACATATAATGAAAAATGTACTATAAACAATATAAATAATATACATATAGAACGTATAGAAATTGTAAATCATATAAATAATTTAGATACTACTTTTATAGAACCAAGTAAAATGAAAGAAATGGTTGATAAATACAATTATCCAAAATTAAATTTGTTATTAGGTAATTATATAAAAGACATTATTTGTAATAAAAATCAACCACAAAATCATTCCGTAAAATATGTTAAAAAAAATCCACCTACATATAATTCGTTAGTACAGGATTCTGATGGTAATTTAATAAATGTTGTTAAAAATTTAAAAGACTCTTGTGAATTATTAACAGATCCTATTTTAGAGATTTTAAAAACAAAATTAAAACAATATATAAAACATTATAAAAATGATGATGATTATGATATTGATACTGTAAATGACATATGTAAAGAATTAAATAAAGATTCTGTTAGAAAAGCCCTGGGTTCTGTATTACAAAATGATATATTAAATGACATTAAAATGAAATTTACAAAATTTAATTAAAATTTGTAAAGTGTAATTAAAGTCTAGATTTTATTCGTTATTGTTTAAAAAGGAATTTATTTTCTAATAATAAAGTATGATACCAGATAAACTTTTAATTAACTTGAAAATAATAAGTAAAATACAGAAAAATGGAAGAATTGCACGTAGTTTTGATGGTATTATTTCGTTAGAAAACGACGCGTTTTATCAATCATTTAAAAGATTTATTACAAATGATTCTAGAAAACAAGCTATATTTGAAATTAACAGTGTCGTATCAGAATGTATTGAGATATTAAATCACATTATCAACTCCAAGTATACGAATAAAATATACTATCAAAGTAACGAATATGCAAAAAATTGCGAATGTATAGATTTATTATTAAAAGAAATAGATTCTGCAAAATGCGGTATTGAAAATTTAAAATTTACATATCAAAACGATCCAAATATTGTTTCTCAAATTGATATAATTCTTCTTAAAATAAATACTATTATTAAAGATTTCTCTCAAAAATTAACACATGTACAGAATGGTATTTATTATAATTCTATACCTCAGGAAATTCCTGGATCATTTGACAATGAATCAATTTCAAAAAGTAATGGAGAATCATCATTTAAAAATAATAACAAATTAAATTCTCCTTTATATAGACAGCAAGGTACCTTTACCAACGCTGTTGATATACAGCAAGGTACCTTTACCAACGCTGTTGATATACAGCAAGGTACCTTTACCAACGCTGTTGATATACAGCAAGGTACCTTTACCAACGCTGTTGACAATAGGCCTACGTTTACAGAAGAAATTAATTTACAATCTATTAAAATAGAAGGTAATGAAAACGGTGATGAAAACGGTGATGAAAATGGTGATGAAAATGTAGAAAATGATATTTTAGATAATTTATATTAATTAGATTCTCTTGTAGTCCATAACAATAATGCATCACTATATGATAATTGTGTTTTATTTAATTTACTATTAATTAAATTATGTAAATCTACTGACCAGTAAAAAAGTACCATGTGTTTTGATAAATCTTTATCTTCCAATGTAATCAAAAAGTCTTTATAAGTATTTACACATGTTGGACAAGGAATAATATACGCGATTGATTCAAGTATGTTTTTTACATGAATGTTATATTCTAAAATATTACTACCATTGTAAATTGATATAGTGTGAATGAATGACCAAAGATACGGACCCCAGTGATATTTTTGTTTATATTGCATATTTTGTATATATTATATAAAATATTTAATATCTATAGTAAGAACGAATTTAAATTTAAAAAAAGTAATAATTAATTTTAATTAGGAATAATTAAATTACATTTATATATATATATGAGTATAAATAACAACTTTCCTTTTGAAATTATAAAAGAAATTAAAGATAAAAATCAGGAAATCTTACCATTTATACAAGGATATAATAATTTAATATCACCTAATGAAAATATTCAAATAATACCAAAAAATATTATACCTTTATCATTAATGGATATAATCGTTAAAAGTAATTCATTAGAATCAAATAAAACATCTACAACTAAACAACAAGTACCAATAGCTAAAGAACAAGCACCAATAGCTAAAGAACAAACACCAATAGCTAAACAAGAACAACTACAATCACAAGAACAACCACAAAAACCACAAGAACCTCCGTTACCTATAGCTACAAGGCCTATTGTTAGTATTAATGAAGAAACTAAAGAAACTAAACAACAAATAAGAGAGAAAGAAATAGAAAAGCAGGAAATGGAACGTAATGAGCAAATGAACAAATTACGTCAAATTGTACAAAGCACTCAAAAAATACAAATAAATGAAGAAAAAAAACAAGAAACAACTATAATAAATCCTTCTATTTTACAATTAGTAAATACATCAAACGTACAAGCAATATCTAATCCTGTAAATATATTGGCTATGGAACGTAGTAATATAACAACAAATCCATTTATACCAAATAAACAAAAAATTCAAGAATTTGAAATGATAGATAATATGGCAAATGAAATAATTAAAAAAGCATATGAGAAAAATGATATTTATAATTATTCTATAAATGACATAAGTAAAAAGATTTCCAGTAGTTTTATTGGATTTTTAGATGAATTATTTATAAAACCACCAAATGAAAATTGGTTTGAATATTTGCAAGTAATTTTATTAAAAGAAGATAGATATGTTTATTTTGGATTTGTTTTAATATTATTTGTTATTTTTATGAAATTTATTGAATAATATAAACTTTCAAAAATTGATGTAAAGTTTAATCAAAAATATAAACTTTTTAATAAAAAGTTTAATCAAAAATTGGTGTAAAGTTTAATCAAAAATTGGTGTAAAGTTTAATCAAAAATTGGTGTAAAGTTTAATCAAAAATTGGTGTAAAGCTTTTTTTTAAAAGTTTAGATTTTTGGTAAAGCTTTTTCTTAAAAAGCTTAAATGTACATTTGTAGATAATCTTTATTAGTATCAGGTGACAATAAAACAAGATCTACATAACTTCTTGTAATAATAATATCTCTTTCACTTTCGTATTTAAAATGATGACTATTTTGGAGTAGAATATCATAATTAATTCTATTTGCAATTTTTTCTATATTTTTACGTAATTGTCTAACACCTTGTTCATTCTGTGTTTTTGAAACAATGATATATTCAATGACTTCTTTATCAATAATAATATTTAAATTATCTTTAATTTTAATTGTTTTTAAAATTTCAGGAATCATTTTTTCGCTACAAATAGTAATTTTATCTTCTAATTTAGGTGGATCAATGTATATAATTTTTAATCTATCGCAAACAATTTTATCTATTTTTGTAATATCATTAAAAGCTAAAACAAAAAATACTTTAGATAAATCTATATTAACATTAGAAAGATAATTATCTTGAAAATGATTATTTTGTTCTTCGTCAAGGATATGTGTTAAAATTCCATAAATTTCAATAGCTTTATTTTCACTTATTTTATCTATTTCGTCAAAATAGATAATAGGATTCATACAATTAGAATTTTGTAAAATTTCTACAATTTTTCCAGGTTTTGATCCAATATATGTTTCACTATGTCCAGTCAAAAGAGATACGTCATTTAATCCACCAAAATTAATTTGATAAAGTGGTAAATTTAAAGCTTTTCCTAATGTTTTAAGTATTTTACTTTTACCAACACCTGCATTTCCATAAAGAGCTAAGATATGTCCTTTTGATTCTGGATTTGTAACTTTTCTAGCAACAAATTCTAAAATTTCTTGTTTAACTTCTTCTAATCCATGAATAGATTCGTCTAATTTTAATTTAATATTTTTAAAATATTCTTTAATTATTTCTGAAGAGTCATTCTTTGTAATATCCAATGGTTTGTATATACCATAAGGAATATTACATACTGTTTTTAACCAATTCATACCTTTTGTAAAATCACTTCCATGCATTTTTTGTATGTTATCATGTTTATCTAATATAAATGTTTTTGTATTAATATCAATATTCATAAGTAAAATTTCATCACGTAAATTATCAACTTCATTGTTATATAATTTTATCCTTTTATTTTCTTTAATTTCATTTTCTAATGATTCTAATTTTCTTTTGAATTGCAATTGTTTGTCAAGTTGTTCTTCGCGTTTTTCGTCAAGTTGTTCATCGCATTGTTCGTTTTGTTCATTTTGTTGTTCATTTTGTTGGTTAAATTGTTCGTTGTAATGTATATAATATGGATCATCGTATTGGATATAATATTGATTATCTTTTTCATTATGTTCATTATTTTCGTTATTTTCTTCTGTATGATCTGTATGATTATTTTCTTCTGTATGATTTTTTTCTATTTGTATAATAAATTCATCTTCTTCTTCTGTTATGTTTATTTTGTGTTTTTTATATTTTGCATATGTATCATTTTGATTTCTTTTTCTTTTTACATTTATTTGTGAATCTTCTTCAAATATAGTTGGTAATATATTATAGTTAGATCGAGATAAATTATTTAAAAATAAAGTTGATATTTGTATCCAATAAATATCTTCTTTACTAGGAAATGTTAAATTATTAGATATATGTTTTTTACTACATATAAAATAATCTTTAGAATAAATCAAAACTATATCTCCTAACCCGTAATTTCTATTATTGGACCAGATCCCAGTGTACATTAAAAAAAAAATAAGAATTATGTTTTTTCATTTTTTTTTTGATAAATTAATAATAAATAATAAATAAGATTTTAATCAGAAGGTGGTTTGCATTTATCATTAAGATTAAATCCATAATTAACTAAAAGTGTTGCTAAATATGGTGCAGTATCAGGATCTTCAAATGTCATATTATCAGATAATCCAGCATATCGTCCAATAGCAATAATTCTATCTCTTGATGATTTATCTTTTGCTGAAGCAACTAATTGTTTAAATGAATGATTTACAGCTTTTGAGAATTGAGTAATATCTCCATCAAAAATAGCTTGTAAATCTTTCATTGTAATATTTTCACATCCTGGAAAGATATCACTTTTGCTTTCTAATAATTGCATTTTATTAGTAGCATCGTATGTTTTAGAATACTCTGCAACTTCTTTTCCAGAGAATGACTGGAATGATTCTAGAATATCTCTTCCAGATAAAAAGTTGCTTCCTAATACAAAAATAAGAGCAATTAATAGTGCTAATTGTAAATCTTTTTCACTAATATAAACAATTAAAGAGATTAAACCAATTTTAGCATATGTATTTTTAAAAAAATCTTGAACATAAGCTGGAGGTCTTGGAGCAATTTGAGCAGCGTATAATGCTAATGAAACTTTCAAAATTGCCATTATATAAGGATTGGACAATGGTTGATCAAGTTGAGCTTCAATCATATTAGTTGTATTATTAATTTGGTTCATAAAAATCTTATTATACAAGTAGCAAATAAAAAAAATAATTATAATAAATTTATCAAATATTTTTTTGTTATTTAATTTAAAAAAAAAAGATTATGTTTAAAGTAAAATTATATAATACTTTATAATCTTATGGAAACTATGTATAATTATAGTTATGTAAATAGTATAGGTAAATACAGTATAAATTTACCTAGTACTATTTATAATTATCAGAATGATAATTTTGATAAACATTGTATTGATACGTATGGAGAAAAATGTTGTATACTATATTATATTGACAAAGAAAATATTGAAGTAAGATTATTGGATAGATTGTTTAATCCAGCTTATACTATAAAAAAAGATAAATTATACAAAACAATACCAGATTATTTAAGTAGAAAATATACTGTTGTGGTAGTAGAAATGATTGAAACTATAGGAAAAAGAGATATTACCGCTATTCATATTTCTTCTAATGTAAATTAAAGAAAATAAAAGGACTCTAACAGATAAAGATTAGTAATTTAATTTAAAAATAAAGTAAATTACTATGCAAGTAGTCTAAATAAAAAAAGACAATGATACCTTGTCGTAAGGTACATTCTATGATTGACGAATATTTTAAAATATACATAGAATGTATAGAAAAATATGGTCAAAGAACTGTTGTTCTTATGCAAGTTGGAACATTTTATGAAATTTATAAAGTAGAAACTGAAAAACTTGGAAATGCTGATATTGTTGCAGATATTTTAAATATAGCTTATTCAAAAAAGAATAAAACAGAAAAGAGTACAAGAAGTCATCCTAACTTTGCAGGATTTACTAAAACATATCTATCTAAATATATCACACCTCTTTTAGAAAACGATTATACAGTTGTAATTGTAGACGAATTAGAAAAAAGTTCAGATACAAATGGAAAATTAATAAAAAGGGGAATAACAGCAGTTTATTCACAATGCTTGAAATCACCTGATTTTCAAACATCACATGATACGGAAAATAATTTATCCAGTATTTTTTTAGAAATTACAAATTGTGATAAAAAGACTTGTTTTTTTTATTCTATATGTAGCGTTAATAATATAACAAACGAAATTGAATTAAATGAAAACGTAATAGAATTTTCTTATGAAAAGGTTGATTTTAAAATAGTACTAGATGAGTTTGCTAGAATACTTTCTAGATATAATTCTAAAGAAATTTTATTTTATAATGTTGTCAAGACAATAATAGAGGATAGAGTACCTTGCCAGGTACCGTCTTATTATAAACAAATTGAAAAATTTTTATACGAATTGGAAAATAAACATAAATATATAGAGATAAAAAGGGATGATTCTATATATAAAGAGTATAATAAAATTAAATATCAAAACGAATATTTAAGAAAAGTGTATACTCATATTGATTTTGGAATGGAAGATCCTATCCAATACATGTTTTTAGAAATGATTCCAATATCAAGAGTTAATTTATTATACATGTTAGATTATATGTCTAGATATGATATCAAATACATTTCTAATTTAAATATACCTAGAATTATAAATGAAAGCAAAAATTTAGTATTAGAATTAAATACATCTGAACAATTGCATTTATTACCAAATAGTAAAATAAATTCTTTTTCAAAAATTTCAAGTGTATTTGATGTTGTAAATTTTACACAAACAGCTATAGGAAAGAGAGCTTTAAAAAATCTTCTTTCTAAACCATTTACTGATATAAATGAAATGCAAAGGAGATATGATTTATCTAATACTTTTAGCGAGATAAAAGATGAAAAGTTTATAGAAATAAGATCTATATTAAGTGATATAATAGATTTTGAAAGATTACATAGGAAAATGGGTTTAAATATGTTGCATCCGTATGAATTTGAAAAATTACACACGACTTATATGAAAATATTATTATTATTTGATAGAATAAATACATTACATAATGTAAAAGATAATTTACTTCCACAGAATAGAATAATAACTAGTTTTATGCAATTTATAGATGATTATAAAATGTGTTTTTATTTAGAAGAAATGAAACGAATTACATTATCTACAAACAAAGATGAAATTGTTAATTTTTTTAATAGCGGTGTAGTGGAGGAATTAGACATAATACAAAATAATATAAACAATATACAAAACGATATAGAAAATAAAAGATTGTATTTAGAAAAAAGTTTAGAAAAAACAAATATTAAAACTAAAATAGGTGCAGATTCTATGATTAAATTAAATTTTACTGATAATGACGGATATTATTTTAGTTGTACAAAGATACGATATTCAAAACTGGTTAATGAATGTAAAGATATACAATTTACAATGCGTTCAACGAGTAATATGTGTAAATTTACAACAGATGAATTAACCAAGTTATCTACAAAGTTAATAATAACGCGAGATCTTTTAGTAAAAAAAGTAAAGTTGCATTACCTCTTAAAATTAGAGGAATATTCTAAAAAATATCATATTGTTTTTAAAGAACTTTTAATATTTATAAGTTTATTAGATATAATTACTAGCAATGTGAAATGTAGTAAAAAATATCTTTATTGTAAACCAGAAATAATAAACACTAATAAAGAAGATTCTTTTGTAAATTGTATATCTTTACGTCATCCAATTATAGAAAGAATTTGTGATACCGAATATATACCAAATGATATATGTTTGGATAAAAATAATAAAGGAATGTTACTTTATGGTTTAAATAGTAGTGGTAAATCTAGTTTATTAAGGGCTATTGGTATTTGTATTATATTAGCACAATGTGGTTTATATGTGCCATGTAAAAAGATGGTGTATTATCCTTTTAAAAAGATGATTTCACAGGTAGATTTAACTGATAATTTATTTGTTGGTAAATCTAGTTTTATAAGTGAAATGAGTGGGTTAAAGAAAATTTTAAGTTGTGCTGGTAAAAATACATTAGTATTATCTGATGAATTATGTAGAGGAACTGAAGTAAATAGTAGTTGTGCAATAGTGACAAGTTGTTTATTAAGTCTTTTAAAATCTAATACAAAATTATTTTTTACAACACATTTACATAAAATAGCATCTTTACCTATTATTCAAAAAACAAAAAGTATAAAAATATGTCATCTTAGTGTAACATGTAAAGATGATATTATTATTTTTAATAGAATTATAAGTGATGGATCTGGTAGTGACCTTTATGGATTGGAAGTATGCAAGTCAATTATACATGATGATTTTTTTATAGATACTGCGTTTGATATAAGAAATCAATTAATAGAAAATAAAACTAGAGTTCTTTCTACAAAGAAAAGTAGATATAATAATGCAAAAATTATAAGTGAATGTGAAGTATGTGGATATAAACCAAAAGATAAAAGTATACCATTAGATACTCATCATATTAACGAACAAAAAAATTGTGACGAATCTGGATTTGTAAATGGTAAAGCATTTCATAAAAATAAATTATTTAATTTAGTTTCTTTGTGTAAATCTTGTCATTTAAAAATAGATACTGGTGAACTAATTATAAATGGATATGTAGAGAGTACGTCTGGTAAAATTTTAGATTATACTAAAATTAAAGTAAGTATAAATTAAAGTAAGTATAAATTAAAGTAAGTATAAATTAAAGTAAGTATAAATTAAAGTATAAATTAAAGTATAAATTTTTAGGTTAAAATTAAAAGAAATGTTATTTTTTTTAATTTACAAATATTTTTTTATGGTGTAATAGTATAATATGTCTAAAACATTTCTTTACAATATAAATGCATCATCTGGTAATTTAGTTGCTACAAATGTTAGTGTATCTAGTATGGTATCGACGTCCATTACTAATGGTTCATTGTTAAATACTAACTTATCAAATATTAATTTGAGTTCTAGTAATATTGTTGCAACAAATATTAGTGCTGGTACAGTTTCAGCCACAACTATTACTGGTGCAAATTTAAGTTTATCTGGAAATTTAGTTGTAGGAGGAACTTTAACTACTGTAAATATAACTAGTACAAATATGTTAAATACAAATATTTCAGCTGGAACAATCAATGCAACTGGATTATCAAGTTTACAAAATGTAACTGCTACTAATATTTCTTCAAGTACGCTAGTAGCAACTACAAGTGTTACTTCTGGATTACTTTCTGCAACAAATGTAGTTGGTTCAAATACAAGTTCCGGTAATTTAGTTGCAACAACTGCAACTATACCAAATATTGTTTCTACAAATGTAACTGCATCTAATGTTAATACTGGATCAGTTAATACTGGATCAGTTAATGCTAGTACAGGTATTACAACTGCTTCTCTTTTAAGTACTGGTTTAATTTCAACAGCCAACTTGTTTTCTACAACAGCAACAGTTCCCAATATTGTAGTTACCAACGTTTCTACTGGAACTTTAAATGCATCTGGGACTTCCATTCTTGCAAATGCAACTGCAACTAATGTTTCTACTGGAACTTTAAATGCTAGTACAGGTATTACAACAGGTACTATTAACGCAACTGGGTTGTCAGCTCTTACAAATGCAACTGCAACTAATGTTTCTACTGGAACTTTAACTGCAAGTACAGGTATTACAACAGGTACTATTAAAGTAACTGGGACTTCCGTTCTTGCTAATGCAACTGCAACTAACGTTTCTACTGGAACTTTAACTGCAAGTACAGGTATTACAACAGGTACTATTAACGCAACTGGGTTATCAGCTCTAGCTAATGTAACTGCAACTAATGTATCTGCTGGTACTTTAACTGCAAGTACAGGTATTACAACAGGTACTATTAACGCAACTGGGTTATCAGCTTTAGCAAATGCAACTGCTACTAATGTTTCTACTGGAACTTTAACTGCGTCTGGTTTATCAGCTCTAGCTAATGTAACTGCAACTAATGTATCTGCTGGTGTAGTTATTGCAAGTACAGGTATTACTACAGGTACTATCAGTGTATCTGGATTATCAGCTCTAGCTAATGTAACTGCAACTAATGTATCTGCTGGTGTAGTTATCGCAAGTACCGGTATTACTACTGGTACTATCAGTGTATCTGGATTATCAGCTTTAGCTAATGCAACTGCTACTAATGTTTCTACTGGAACTTTAACTGCGTCTGGTTTATCAGTTCTTGCTAATGTAACTGCAACTAATGTATCTGCTGGTACTTTAACTGCAAGTACAGGTATTACTACAGGTACTATCAGTGTATCTGGATTATCAGCTCTTGCAAATGCAACTGCGACTAATGTTTCTGCTGGAACTTTAACTGCAAGTACTGGTATTACTACAGGTACTATCAGTGTATCTGGGACTTCCGTTCTTGCAAATGCAACTGCAACAAATATTTCAGCTGGAACTTTAAATGCTAGTACAGGTATTACAGCTGCAAGTGCTCAAATAACAAATGAAAATGTAACCACGAGTACTATTGCTACTCTTAGAGTTTCGAGTAATTTATTAGCACTTGGTAATTCTAATACACTTGGGAATATTTACACTACAGGTGGTAATGTAGGTGTAGGTACTGTAAGTCCAGGTGAAGCACTTGATGTACGTGGTAATCTTCGTATTGGTAATTCATCACAATCTAATTATATTTCATTTTACGGGACTACTGGTGACGAGCCGGGTGAGTGGAGTCATACATATATAGGCGAGAGATTATACGGAGGGAGTGAGGGTTCAGAATTGTTATTATTTAAAGGAAATGATACAAATACTGTATCCGGCCCAGATCGTATAAGATATTTGTCTGCAAATCATCTTTTTGATACATACACGTCTCCATTATCGGGTACATTTGCAGGAGTTGGGACAAGTGGTACGACAAGAATGATAATAGATTTAAATGGTAATGTAGGTATAAATACTACAAGTCCTACGGCTAATTTAGATGTTACAGGTACAGCAAGATTTACAACAAGTGTTACTTCTGGATTATTATCAGCAACTAATATCGTTGGTAATTCTATAAGTGCTGGTAC